AAAATTGAAAACGATATATATACAGTAACGTATAAGGTTGGTGATTAAGATGGCAATTAATTTGAATACAGGAAACGGTATTGAGGTTTCGGCTGCAGCTGATGGATCGTTATACAGAGATATATTCGGCAGCGATTTTTACGTGCTTGAAGCAGGGAATCAATTTAAAGCGGAAATTGTATCAAGTACATCGATAAGAATAGCAGATGGCGATGCATTACTACAGGGGAGACACGTCTGGACAAAAGTGAATGACAGTACAACTTTAAATTTTGAACCAGCAGGACAAGGGAAAAAGCGTACCGATCACGTATTTATAAAATATACAAATGATTCTGGTGTGGAAAAAGTAGAATTTGAAATTATAAAAGGGAAGACGGTAGCTCTTGGCGAAAATTACAACGACGAAATTCGGTGGACAAATGACTCTATATACTATGGTGGAAAACAATATAAAGGACATCTGTTATTTGTGCACATAAATGGACTAAGTATAGAAGAAGTCATACGGGGTACATCTATTCAACCAAGTATAGATACGATATTGGATAGAATAAAAAACGTAGAAAAAAGCCTGAATAATTTGAATGCAAAAATGAATTTTCGATGCGTAACAAAATGTGGAACTATTGTCGTCAAAATTCCAACAAACTCAAACAGTGTAGAGGTTTTTTCGGATTCTGATATAAATAATCTTCTTGGAATTACGGGTGCTTCTAATGCAAATACAGCAGTAAGTTTTGCAAACGGTGACGGTCAGATGACACTGCATCTTGATGGAGCTACATATCTGAATGGATCATGGTATGCGACTTTTAACGGACTTACAACGGAAGAAACCATGTGTCGTGTGAATTACATTATTGCTTACGGTGGGACATCCAGTGCTGGTGGAACAGTTGTTACACAGTCAAAAACAATCTCACCTAGTGTGAATGAACAGGTAATAAGACCGGATGACGGATATGATGCATTATCCGAAGTGATTGTAAAAGAGATCCCGTATAAAGAAAGCACACAATCGGGTGCGACAACTGTACAGATCGGTTAGGAGGTGAGAATGTGGGAGTTAACAAAGTGAATTATGGCGCAAAGACGGTCATCGACCTGTCCAAAGACACCGTAACTGCAAGCAAATTACTGAAAGGTGTTACAGCGCACGATAAGAACGGCGATCAGATTACAGGCACTTATGAAGCGGGCACTTCTGGCGGTGGCACCGACACATCCGATGCAACGGCTGTAGCAAGCAATATCTTAGAAGAAAAGACTGCCTATATAGCGTCTGGAAAAGTAACTGGTACTATGCAAAACCGTGGAGCGACGGCTGGTACAATCTCCAAGAAGACAGGAGCATATATCATCCCGGAAGGCTACCATAACGGTGATGGATCCGTAACAATTGCAGAAGCCGAAAGAGAAAAAATTGTGCCTGAAAATATTAAAAATGGAATAACATTGCTTGGTGTATCTGGAACGTATACTGGCGATGGAACAGGTGGCACAGAGGTAGATAAAACTGGAAAAGGCGAATATCTCTGGGCAAAGTACACGGAATTGATTGGATGGGTAAAAACGTCTGAAGATGTTGGAAAAGATAGACCATCCGGATATTCCACAACGGAATACACGGGAGCAACAATTACAGAAGACGGATATTATAAATTAGATAATAGCATTGGAATAAATAAATATTATCTTCCGACAGGGGCAACAAACGGAAAAACAAAGAGCGTGTTATACAGGCCGTATGGATACAGAACAGATTATTACATATTAACATTAAGCAATGAAAAAGGAGCAACTGGTAAGAAAGGGACAGATCTACTCGGTTACATATCCAGTGATTCTTCCGACTCTTACCCGAATGCTGGTGTACAGGATGGTGTGTATTACCTTGCGGTGACTGCACCGGATGTCAATGTGACTGCAAGTAAGATGCTTGCAAATACTGTGGCTTGCGGTCCCGATGGAAAAGTGACTGGAACGATTAAGAGTTTGGCGGCGCAGACCATAACTCCGGGAACGGAAGACCAAAAGATTGTTTCCGGAAGATATCTGTCTGGTGACCAGACCATTAAAGGAGATGCAAATCTCTTGGCAGAAAATATTAAGGAAGGTGTAGAACTTTTTGGAATCACAGGAACATACACAGGAGGTGATACAGTGAATCCGTATAAAGGCAAGACAATCGTAGGATTCGGCGACAGTGTATTCGCTGGCTGGGGATGGAAAGAGGGAACGGGAATCATCCAGCCGTTAAAAGAAAAATATCCAGATGCTACGTGGATTAATAAAGCTGAGTCGGGAGCTAACATGGCTGTGACATCCAGTCCAGCACATACACCGATTGTTAATCAGATTACATCGTATACGGGTGCTGCGGATGCAATTATTCTGGATGGTGGCGTGAACGATAAGAATAATGGTATCTCGATCGGCTCTATCACGGCTGGCTATGATGCAACCTATGATACCAGTACATTCTGTGGAGCATTGGAAAGCTCATTACAGTACATCATGGACAGGTATCCATTAGCCGTAAAATTGTACATTATTCCGCATAGTTTTGGTAAGGACAATTCGTTCTTGGATTCCATCTACGAAAAGGCAATCGAGATCTGTAAGAAGTGGAATATGCCATACTTAGATATGCGTGTCTATTCTCAGATTGCCATGACGTCTGCAAATAAAGACAAATACACCTATAACCCGAACAGCAAGAAGGGAGATGGTGTACATCCGAACGAGACATGGTATCGTACATTCTACTGTCCGGTAATCGACCAGGCATTACAGAATCAGGGCATCGGTTCAATATCCGCTTCCGAAGCACCAGAGGTCGCTGCGGTCACAGGTGTTAAGCTCGACCAGACGACATTAACACTGGATGCCGGGGATTCTGCACAGCTTACGGCTACGGTACAGCCAACCAACGCAACCAATAAGAGTGTTACTTGGAGTGCTAATAACTCCAATGTATCCGTGTCTGGTGGAAAGGTGACTGCCAAGACAGCTGGTTCTTCGGTCGTAACTGTAACAACCGCAGATGGTGGATACACGGCACAGTGTAACGTTACGGTTAACGAGAGCACAGCGACAGACCATACAGAGCTTGCGAGCCTGAGTCTGGACGGTAATTGTTATTTTGACACGGAGATTATGCCGGACGAAAATACCAACACAAAAGCGAAATGGAACTTACAGAGCGGAACTACATACATTGCTGGGGCACGTGACGATAACTATAAGTTCGGATATACCTGCACAGATAACTTTTATGCAGTGCGTGGAACAGTAAATAGTTCGGCAAAACCGGCAAACTATTGGAACGGAGACTGGATTATTAACCAGACGGGCGTAAGTTATCAATTTGGGGACACAACTGTAGCCACAGATGCGATAGATTCATTCGCACTTACAAGTCCGTATTATCTGGGAAATATGAGCAAGAACGGAGCACCAGCTGGAACAGGCGTGACAGGCAAGATCTACTATGCACAGATCTATTCCGGGGATACGTTACAGGCAGATATGATTCCGGTTAAAAAGTCTGACGGTACATTATGCTTATACGATAAGGTGCGCAAGAAATACATCTATAATGCCGGAACAGGAACATTAAAGGAGTGATAATGCAAGGAAAGCACATGGAAATCAGAGCAAGACCTTAACCAGGTCTTATTTTATTACGCATTTTTGGAAGAAAGGAAAGCACATGGCAACAATTATCTCAGCCTGTATATCCGCAGGAGTTACTCTTGTGGTGTGTTTGATTCAGCAAGAGAAGACAAGATCTCTTATGGAGTATAAGCTGGACGAACTCACAAAAAGAGTTGATAAGCATAACAATACAATAGAACGTACTTACCACCTGGAAGAACAGATGGCATTACAGGAAGAAAAAATGAAGGTAGCAAATCATAGAATTTCAGATTTAGAAGAGAGGGTGAATTAAATGAAAGATTGGAAAAATTGGGCGAAATGTGCCGGGATCAGGGCAATTAAAACTGTAGCGCAGACTGCAGTAGCAACGATCGGAACAGCCACAGCACTCGGTCAGGTAGACGCAAAGCTGGTAGTATCAGCATCAGTACTGGCCGGAATCCTGTCATTATTAACCAGCATTGCCGGATTACCGGAATGTAACGCAGAGGGCGAATAATCGTCCTCTAACATATTATATAGCGTGTGCGACGTCGCACAGAAAGGAGCAATTATGGCACATTTATTTTTAATAGCCGGACACGGAGCCGGTGACAGTGGAGCTGTTGGATATGGTTACACAGAAGCAGAGAGAGTCCGGGCACTCGCAAGACGAATTGTAGCGTATGGAGGAAGTAATGTTACTCTTGGAGATACGAGCAGAAATTGGTATGCAGACAGAGGAATCACGTCACTCAACATCCCGAAGGACTGGCAGATTTTAGAACTGCACATGGACAGCGGATCAGCATCGGCGAAGGGTGGTCATGTAATTATTAAGCAAGGATATAACCCAGATCAGTATGATACTGCGCTTGCCAATTTCATTGGCTCATTCTTCCCGGGACGCGCAAACAAGATCGTAGGACGTGCAAATCTTGCTAATGTAAACAGATCAGCAACGAAAGGATATAGCTACAGATTATTAGAAAATGGGTTTATATCCAATAAAGACGATCTTACAAAATTCAACAACCAGATTGACGATCTTGCAAGAGGAATCCTTAATGCATTCGGCATCGCTACGGCATCTCCGGCAAAAGAGGATTCTGACGGTGAGGTAACATCTGGTGGAACATCTCAGGACTCCGTACAGCATTACGGTAAGGTATCTTACCAGTCACATATCCGTGACATCGGCTGGGCGTGCTGGCAGTCTGATGGTCGTATGTCAGGAACGACAGGACAGAACCGGAGAATCGAAGCGTTCCGACTTATTCCTGTCGGAGAAACAGACGTAGTAGTGCATATCAAGGATGTAGGCGACAAAGAGTTTAAAAACATTAACAAAGACACAATCCTTGGCACTACAGGACAGAACAAACGTATCGAAGCAATCAAGGTTACCGGCAAGGATACGCCGTACATCTACAGAGTCCACCAGAAAAACATCGGATGGACGGATTGGACATTCAACGGAAACTGGGCTGGAACAAAAGGAAAAGGATTGCAAATTGAAGCGATCGAGATCATGGCTGCTAAATTCCTTGCTACTCCATTTGTACAAAACAAAGGTTGGTTACAAGAATCTGTATGCAACAACGTTATCGGAATAACAGGACATAATTTACGTTTAGAAGCGTTTAAAATCAATCCTTTAGGCATGGGTATTGGTGTTAAAGCACATATACAGGATAAAGGTTGGGTTGATTATGGAACGATAAACAAAGATACTGTTATCGGCACAACAAATGAGAGTAAACGTATAGAATGTTTATGTTTCAAGGGTGACTTTGAATATCGAGTACATATTCAGAACAGTGGTTGGACTGATTGGACAAAAGCTGATGGAGTAGCAACACTCGGAACTGTAGGACAGGCATTAAGAATTGAAGCTATTCAGTTTAGATAAACGGATAGTTGAGAAGCTATTGCAAAAGAAGTCATTCGGGGTGACTGGGGGAATGGTCAGGAACGAACTGACCGCCTGAAGGCTGCGGGTTATAGTCCTACAGCTGTACAGAAAAGGGTCAACGAATTAGTATAACAGATGGTTCAGTGGTGGCATTGCCACCGACTTGCCACCATTGCAGACATACAACACAAGAACGTACAAGGCGGTAAAGTCTGAACTATTAAAAAATACTTGATTTTATAGGTTATTTGAGAATGTACAAAGCCGTACAAGGATTTAAAAACAGAACACTTAACAAACTTATCACGTCGAAACGGTTGTCAAATTATCCCTAAAAAAAGATACACCTAAGATTGAGGTTACAATGGAGCCTGATGAAGAGAGCAACTACACACCAGAAGAAAAGGCTACTTATCAGAAGATTAAGGATTATGTGAAGAACAAGTATGGTGTGAATGTGCATACTTCTTATATTGCACAGGTGAAGCGGATGTGTGGTCTGGACATGGGTGAGAATTATAATAAGTCCAAGAAAAAGAATCCAGAGGTGAAGCAGTGTCCACAGGAGAAGGTGGAGTATATTAA